AGCTTCAACAAACTTCTAACTTGGATTGGTCGCCTGTCAATTTCACATTCATCTTGTTGCGCGGCGTTTGAAAATTGGGGAAACCGGAATAAAAAGTGCGGAACCCTGATCAGGAGATCATCGTGCGCAAAACCATTCTGGACCGTCTGTTAGGCCTCGTCTTTCCGGCGATCGGTGCCGGCAATCCGCCGAGCATCCCGGATAACGGCGCGATGCCCGACCAGATCGGCCTGTATAACGCGGTTCTCGGTATGAACCCGTTCCAGGAGACGGGTTACAACGCTGCGAGCAACACATCGGGGTTCACGCTTTCTGCGACTCAGATCTCTGGCGCCGCTCAAAACTTCCTGAACCTCACTGGCACGCTCGCTGCGGGCGCGAATGCACAACTTCCGACGGTCGCTAATCTGATCGCGGCACTTCCGCAAGTTGTTCAAGGTAGCCCGGTGGGCCTCAGCTTCCAGCTTCGCATCATCAACAGTTCGGGCGGCGCATTTGCCTGGACGGTGACGACGAATACCGGCTGGACGCTCGGCGGAACCATGTCAATCGCGCAAAACACTTGGCGCGATTTCATCATCACCATCACCAGCGCGACGACCGCGACGCTTCAAGCGGTCGGTACGGGCACGCAATCGTAAGGGCGCACATGAACCAGCTCCTGAAACGACTTCTCGGTTTTCTGTTCCCCGGCGTCGACGATGGTGATCCTCCGGATGCTGGCGGCGATCCTGGGGGCAGTGGCGCTGATGCTGATGGTGTTGGCAGCGCTGATCCTGGCGGTGGGGGTGTCGATACTGATCCTCCGGAAGACGATCTCGATTTCGATTTAGTCGAACCGGCTCCGACTCGTCGACAACCCACCACAGCAGACGACCGCATTTCGGCGGTCGAGGCGCAGCTGGCCGAAGCACGTCGAGCGCTCGAATCGAGAGCACATGCTCCGGCTGCGACGGGCACCCCCAATGCAGATCCGGATTTCGAAGCCGAGGAAGCGCGTCTGCGCTCTCCCGACATCACGGATCTCGAGCGCTGGCAGATTCAATCAAACCGGGCATTGCGGGAACAACGCCGCATCGCCGCGCAAGCGCTTTTCCAGGCTCAGGATCTCAGTGATCGGACGGCATTCGAAGCAAAGATCGCATCCGATCCGCACCGTGCACGCTATCGCGATCGTGTGGAATCCGCTATTCAGGAAGAGCGTCGCCAAGGCCGAAACGCATCCCGCGAGGCGGTCTACTACTACATGCTCGGCAAGGACATCGCGGAAGGTAAGTTGAGGGCCAAAGCGAAGCCGAAAACGCCTGCGGCTGACATCCCGCGCGGAAAGACGCCCGGTGTGCGATCGACGGTGCCGCCTTCCCGCGGGATGACTGAACACCAGAAGCGCGCAGCGCGGCTGGCCGATGTGAACATTTAACCAGCACGAGGACACCATGCTGACGCATATCCTGGCCCTCCTGACGGGCCTCATGTTTCCGGGGGTGACGAACCAGTCGTCGAGTTTCACGGCTGACGTCGAGGCATACATTCAGGAAGAAGTAGAACCGCTCGCGCGGCGCCAACTGGTCGCATATCAGTTCGGCAAGCCGCTGAAGCTCGACACGAACCGAGGCACGACGTATACCGCGTCGCGCTACCAGCGCTTGCCGCTGCCGTACGCTCCGCTGCAGGAAGGCGTTGCGCCTCCGGGCGAAGCGATGACGCTCCAGCAGGTCAGCGCAACCGCGCAGCAATGGGGCGATCGCGTCATCATCACCGATGTGGCGAACCTCACCATCAAGCACCCGCTGTTCCAGCAGGCATGCGAACTGGTGTCGCTGCAGATGCCGGAGACGCTTGAGCGTAATACGCTCAACACGCTTCTGTCCGCGCCGCAGGTGAACTATGCCGGCGGTGCCGCAAACCGAGCTGCGCTGACTGCATCCAATGTGATGTCGCCGCACGAATCGAACCGTCTGTTCGCATCGATGGCTGCATACGGTGTTCCTCGCTTCAATGGCGACGAGCGCGAAGACATGATGATCGAGGCCGGCGCATATCGCGATCCGTCTCAGACGCCGCGCGTCAAGCAGCACTATGTCGCGCTGATCAGCCCGTTTTCGGCGCAGGACATGCGCGAGAACGCATCCGTGCAGCAAGCGTGGGCTTACAGCGACGTCAACCGGCTCTATAACAACGAGCTCGGCGACTTCGGCGGCATTCGTTTCTGCGAAACGAACATGATGCCGTACTGGACCGGTGGCCCGCAGATCAACGGCACTGCGTCGACGTCGGGCGGCCAACTCGCAACCGGGACGTATTTCATTCAGGTCACGGCCGCGCCGGCGCTCACTTCGGTCGAACAGACAATCTATCAGGTTTCGTCGTCGATCAGTGTGACAGGGCCGACCGGGTCTATCTCGGTGACGCTGCCGTCTTTCCCGAACTACGTGTTCAACGTGTACATCGGCACGACCGCGAACCCATCGAACTTGGCAACTGCGATCGGCAATGGCGTTCCGGTGACCGGCGTCCTTGCCGGTCAGGCAACGCAGCTTCAGCCGAATCAGACAGTCACTCTGACCGGAATCGGTGTTACGCAGACGCCCCCGGCTGCTCCGGCGAACGGTGTTTCCGTGTTCCCGGTGATCTTCATCGGTAACCACAGCTACGGCCAGGTGCTGCTCGAGAACCCCGAGTTCCATTATCTGACCGGAGCGGACAAGTCGGATCCGTTGAACCAGACTCGAGTCGTATCGTGGAAGGTGTTCTACGGATCGATTCTGCTCAATACGGCCTTCCTGGCTCGCGTGGAATGCGGATCCGCGTTCTCGCCGGGCTATCAGGGCGGCACCGTGACCACCCCGTAAGGAGTAGTTGATGCCCGCACGTAACTCTCAGGAGCCGGGGAAGCCGGCTCCGGATTCGGCTGATGCCGACGAACTGCTCAGTATGACCGCAGAGGAAAGCCGCGAACAGCTGCTCGAGCGAATCAAGGCGCTGGAAGCCGAAAACGCCAAGCTCGGAGCGGCTAAGGACATTGCCGAGGAAGAATCGGCTCGTCTGTCAGCTCAAGCGCAATCGAATCTGCTGACGTCAGGAGTCGTCGAGCGCTATGCCGGCAAGGACGAAGACGGCAAGACCGATCTCTGGTGGTACCGAATCGATCTTGCTCCGTGCGGCGGGGATCACCTGAAGATCAACGGTGTCCCGTATTTGCACGGTCATACGTACAAGTTCGATACGGATACGTTGCGCTCGGTCAAAGAGATGGTTGCTCGTACGTGGGTGCACGAAAACGACATCAACGGCCATTCGTTCAACCCGTATCGTCAGGCTCAAAACAAGGTGCTCGGAGGCGGTCCGGTTCCGGCCTGGGCACGTCAATAATCATCCACCCCGAAAAGGAAAACCATGCCAACGCAAGCCTCTCAGGAAGTTACGGCTGCAACGGTGATCGGAAACTTCACGATCACGCTCCCGGCGCCGAATCAGGCGCAACTCTCGGCTAGCGGTTATCTGGTCGAGGGAGAGGACAAGGCGTCGCTCGACGCCCGGATGGACACCGTGCGGGAAGCGCTTCAGCGTCAGCAACGGATGCTGGAGATTCCGGTCCTCGAAGCCCATATCGAACAATGGGAAAAGGCGCGTGACGATGTCGCACGCTCGTATGCCGATCTGCTCGAGCGACATAATGCGAAGGCAGCCGGGAAACCCGGTTCGAAAGCGCTGTCGAGTCAGGAACAGGCGAATCTGAAGAATGCACCGCAGCAACTGAAGGGCATCGACGCGGAGCTCGAGAAAGCTCGCAAGAAGATCGCAGACGCGCGCTCAGGGGCGTGATATGGCCTACCTCCAGGCCCAACAGATTGTCGCGCGCGCCTGTGCAATTGCGAAGGCGCCGGGATGGCTGTCGCAGGGCGGCGTCTATCTGAATATGGTCCTGGAGGATCTTTGGCTTCACCGCGACCTGAAGATCAATCGGGTCGTTGAGCCGATTGTTGTACAGGCGAACAACTATGGGCCGTTCACGCTTCCGCTGAACTACCTCAGGACGTACGACCTGTTCTTCCAGCAGAACAACCTGCCGTACTTTCTCCATCCGATCTCGACGGAGGAATGGGATCAAGAGTTCAAGGATCCTTCGATTGCGAACTACCCATATGAGTTCATGACCTTGCTGTACGACGAGACGACGGCGCAGCAGAACAATTCTGCGGGTCAGCTCTTCATCTATCCGCAATCATCGGGGCAGATCACGCTCACCCATCGGTACATGGTGAAGCAGCCAGACATTGCGGCTCCGGAAACGTCGACAGTGATCCCTTGGTTTCCGGACCAGAACTATCTCATCAAGGCGACTGCGGTAGAACTGATGGGCGAGACGGACGACGTCCGTCAGGAGTCGTTTCGTGCGCAATGCGAGGCGATGCTCCGCACTCACCTGATCATGGAGGGCGACGAGCAGCAAGTCGTCAAGTCGGTGCGGCTCGATCCGCGGCGCTTCCACACGAATCGCACGCTCAAGCCGACGAAGATAACGGACTAGGGCCATGGCTATCCGCAATGCGAAGCCGGTCCGGTTCACTCCAAAAGGGCTATGTGATGCGTTTGACGCAACGGATGCCTTCGCCGGAGCGTGCCAGCTTCTGAGCAATCTCGTATTCGATCAGGGCAATCCCGAGATCGTCGTCGCCCGGCCGGGTGTCGGAAACGCAGTGACATCTTTCGGATCTTTCACTTCTCCGACATTTGTCTCCGTATATATCGTGGTCGGCACCATGGTGTATGGGATGGTATCGACCGGACGAAATGCGGGCAACGACGAACCGTTCGCCTACAACCTTCTCACGAACAGCTTCGTGACTGTCTCGGGCGTCACGGGCGGCAATACTCCGGCATCACCTCCGACGACTGGCCCGTGGACGCCCCCGACGATGGCGGTCATAGGCACGAGCATCATCGTCACACACCCGGGATTTAGCGGATCTGGGTCGAACTTCTTCGGCGTTATCAACATTAGCAACCCTCTGTCGCCGGCATGGAGTTCATCGAACCTGGCCACGAATGCGCTTCCCGGCGTGCCGACAGCCGTCGCGAACTTCAACAACCGTGCATGGTACGCAGTGGGAAACGTGGCGTATTTCAGCGATGCGCTCGCGCCGACGACGCGTACTAATGCTAGTCAGTCGGTCACGGTGGGCGACACGACTCCGATCACGGCATTCTCGGGCCTACCGGTGCAAACGACGTCCGCGGGCGTGATCGGGGCTTTGGTGGCATTCAAGCAGAGTCAGGTCTGGCAGATTACGGGCGATACGACCACGAACAATCTTGCGCTGAACTACATTTCTTTGACGACCGGTTGCATTGCGCCTCGAAGCGTTGTTCAAGGTCCTTTTGGTATCTTCTTCGCTGGAGTAGACGCACCATACATCCTGAATTTCCTCGGTACTCTGGTGCCGTTGTCGAGCAGACCGGGCACCGACTTCCCGGCCGATCTGCAGGTGCCTTTCCAGAACGCTACGCAGCCGTCTCGAATCAGTGCCTCTTTCGCCGGTAACATCTATCGCGTGTGCGTACCTACCTTGATCCAAGGTCAAGCGCAGACGAACGATTACTGGTACGACATTCGTAGAAAGCGGTGGACTGGACCTCATACCTTCATCTACGACTGCGCTGGGCAGTATGGCGAATCTTTCGTGTTGTCCGGCGCTTCACATGGGGCAGCTCTTTTCGTCAGTCCGACCATCCCGACTTCGAACTCCGTCTATCAGGACGCAGGGGCGTCTTTTCTTTGCCATTTGCAGTCCGCCAATTTTCCGAAGACCGGACACATGCAGCAGATTCAGGTCGTCGAATCGACGATCGAGCTGGCTTCGACCGGTGCAGTGGTGAACTTCAATCTAACGGCTTTGGACGACCAACAGAACACGCTCGCTACGACGTATATCCAGACTAATTCGTCGGGGTCTACGTGGGGCAACTTCCTATGGGGTGGCGCCAATTGGTCTTCTAACGGGAGCATCCCACATGTGTTCGGGATTCCATGGCCTAACGCGCTCGTCTTTCAAAAAATGTCGATTGACGTTTCGATGACTCCTGTCAACAAGACGCAGATCGGGACTTTCTTCGCGCGGTATCAGGATACCGGCTACATGAACCAGGGGTAGACATGGCGAACATCATCGGAATCCTGCCGGTAGCACTGGCTAACGGGACCACCGCCGACGCATCCCAGGTCATGGCGGACTTCAATTACATCGTCAACCAAGTCAACGCAAATGCACTCCCGAGCGGGGCGACGAGTATGCCTAATCTCGCCACGATCGGTCCCGTGGTTACCCTGTTGCTGACCACGACTGGGGATCCGGGGCTTCAACTCACGAATACTTCGGGGGCTGACGGAGCAGTCATCATGCTGCTTGGAAACGGTACGACGACTCCTAGCAAGCGTATCCGCGTACAGAATGGAATTCTTCAGGTCGTTAACGATGCCAACACCTTGGTAATTACATCGATCGATGACGCGGGGAACCTCACTGCAAAAGGGAATCTTTCGGCCTCGGGAAGCGGGTTCATTACCGGAAACATCACGGCTGGCGGCGACATTACTGCTCAGTCCGATCGGCGCACCAAATCTCGAATCAAGAAGATCCGAAACGCCACGGAAATTGTGCTGTCATGGGTTGGCGTCACGTTTCAGCGAAAAGGCGACAAGACGAAACGCAGGCATGCCGGTTTCATCGCCGACGACATGCCGGAAGAGCTCGTTCATACCGATGAGAATGGGATCAAGAGCCTGGCCTACGCCAATGCAACCGCATATTTGGCCGAGGCATTCAAAGAGATCGAGGCTCGAGTACGAAATTTGGAGGGAGCCAGATGACTCTACCATCCTCATTCCCCCTATCGATGTCTCAGATCGCGACGGAACTGGGGATATCGCCACCTCTTTCAATGAGCAATCCATGGGTGATCGCGCTCGCCGGAAAGAGTGCATTACCCGTCAGCTTCTCGAATCTTCTAGGTAAAACCGGTCGATTCGACGGGAATCTGACTACCCAGAGCGGTGCAACGTCACCACCAACGGTGAAGATCACCCCCAACGCACCATTTTTCGGAGGAACGCTTGCCTCTGTGGCAAGCAACACCGGAGGCGGGTGCACTCTGGTTTTTTCGTCGACGCCGAATTGGAATGGAAAAATTCGGGTCACCAACAATACGCTTGGTCTTTCAGCGGTGTTCGCGTTCGCGGGCGGGAATTCGTGGACTACTTCCACCGGTGGAGGATTTATCGGAACTGTAGGTTCGACCTATAGCTTCACGATTTTGCCATCAAGCTGATCAGATCGGGAAACAGAACCACAATTTCGCAAACAGGAACGGGGGAATCATGGGGAACCGGACGCTTACCGAAGACGACGTCAAAGCGATTGCCGAGCAGATCGAAAGCGGCATCACTCAGCGTTTCCAGCTCAACGTCGGCCGGGGGATTCTCGGTTTGGCGTGGAAATTCTTCATGTATGCCCTGATAGCTATCGCCGCGTATGGCGCCGGCGGTGGCCTCAAGAAGTTCTTCTAGGAGTTCGACATGCTCGAATCGATCAAATCCGCCTTCGAATACAGCTTCCAGGCACTCGCGAACGACGGTCGATCCTTCGTCGAAAAGGTCGAAGAGATCGTCGACCTTAGCAATGCAGCGAAGGAACTGAAAGACCTTGAAGGCCGGGTCTCAGCGATCGTCAATGACGCCGAGGCTACTGCTGAGCAGAAGGTCGAGCAGATCCTGCGCGCGGTGGGGAAGCTGTGAATTATTCGGCCGCCGGTCTTGCACTCACGAAGCAATCTGAAGGCTGTCGATTGACGGCCTATCAGGATGCTGTAGGGGTGTGGACGATTGGATACGGGCATACATCCAATGTTCAGCCGGGCGACACCTGCACCGAAGATCAGGCTTCGGAATGGCTTGCCCAAGATGTCCAGTGGGCCGTCGACGCGGTAAACAAGTACGTGACGGTGAAATTGAATCAGGGGCAGTTCGATGCTCTGGTGGATTTCACGTTCAACCTGGGTGTCGGGAATCTTACTCATTCGACGTTGCTACGCAAATTGAACGCTGGCGATTACGCCGGAGCCGCGGCCGAGTTCCCGAAATGGAATATGGCTGGAGGTCGTGTGCTTGCCGGCCTCGTTGCGCGTCGAGCTGCGGAACAGGCGATGTTTCAAGGAGATGGCAATGGCAGTTGATCCGATTACTGCAGGTATCGATCTGGCGACATCTATCGTCTCGCGCATTTGGCCTGACAAGACGCAACAGGAACAGCAGCAGCTCGCTGCTGTCCTGTCGATGGTTCAGGGGCAAATGGCAATCAACCAGGCCGAGGCGCAAAGCAATGACCCTTTGCAGCACTGGCGTGGTGGACTGGGGTGGGTGTGCGTAGCAGGTTACGCATGGACATATGTCCTCAGCCCGGCGGCGGAGGGGATTTCGTTTCTTGTTGGGCACCCGGTTGCATTACCGCGGCTAGACATGAGCGAGCTTGGTACGTTGACTCTCGGCATGCTTGGTCTTGGTGGCTTGCATGTCGCGGAAAGAATCAAGGGGCGATAGTGGAAACGCTTGAATTCGCGATTGAGCCGTACTCCAAAGCCATTCTGGAGATGGCCGAGCTCTACCCGGAGCATTGGGAAGAAATTGCTCTCAATCGCGATGTCATCAAGCTGGAACCGGACTACGAGCGGTATTTGTTGCTCGAAGATAACGGGATGCTCCACGTCGTCACAGCGCGGTGTGAAGGGAAGCTGGTCGGGTATCACGTCTTCATCATTATGAAGCACCTTCATTACCGGTCGAGTCTGACAGCAACGAGCGATATCACTTATTTGAAGCCTCAGTACCGCAAGGGTTTCAACGGAGTGAAGTTCTTGAGATTCGCTTTCGATTCTTTGAAAGGAAAGGGTGTCCAGAGGGTTTATACGAACTGCAAGCTTCACCACGACTTCGGTCGTGTTCTCGAGCGACTGGGATTTATCGAGGTCGAGCGAATTTATACAAAGGTGCTGTGATGGGTGGACTGGTAGGTGGAATTCTCGGACCGATTACTGGCGGTCTCGTTAGTGACGCGATGTCCCCCAGCACTTCCGGCGGGAGTGGGTCTTATTACGTCCCGACTGGACTTCCGCAGGCCGATTCCGGGTGGATTGGCTTGCTCGGTCAGCTCGGCAACACGTACTACGGTACGAACCCGGACATTCTCAACACTCTCAAGACGGCTTTCGGAAATTCTCTAAACGCGAACGGCCAGTACGCGCCTGGCTATCAGAATGCCGCGAATGCTGCCGGTGCCGCATACGGCAATCTCGCGGACGCGATGGGCACTCAGGCTGCCGGAAACTACGGGATGCAGAACGCGCTGCAGCAGGCTGGCGCTAACGTGTTCAACATGGCGCTGGATCCGCAGAACGCCCTGTACAACCGCACCCTTAAGCAGCTGCAGGATCAGACCGGCGTCACGAACAGCATGTATGGACTTGGCTCGTCTGCCGCGGGCGCAGGAGTCGCAAATCAGGCACTGTCGAACTTCAATATCGACTGGCAAAACAACCAGCTAGGTCGGGCGGTTCAGGGTCTCGGTGCGTATGCCGGCGCCGGCAATACGGCGCTCAACTACGGTCAACTGGCGAACCAGCAGGCGTCATCGGTGCCGGGCTACATGCTGTCTGCCGGTTCGACGCCTTACACGACTGCGACCACGTTGGCGGGAGCTCCAATCTCGATGACCAACGCATACACGGGTGCATTGAATCAAGGCGTGTACGGTCCAATCGAGGGGATCCAAGGTCAGATCATCCCGTACATGAACCAAGGCATCGGGGCGCAATCCGTGCCGTTCCAGAGCCAGGCGCAAGGTGCTGGAGCTCTCGGAAGTCTCGTGTCGCAGGGCATCAGTGGCCTTGGTAGCAATTCCCAGGTACAGAACGCGTTCTCGAATTTCTTCAACCCCGCGAGCGGATCGTTCAGTGGTGGTGATTTCAGCGGCGCTTTCACGTCCAGCCCGTATTACTCGGGAGGCGGCAACTCGTACGGTTTCACGATGGGGTAAGCCATGGCCGGACTCGCAGGGCTTCCATATTTCCTCCAATACCAGCAGCAAGCTCAGGACAATGCGCTGCGGCATCAGTACGCCCAGATGCAACTTGCGCAGTTCCAGCAGGCACAACGAGACCGCCAACGCCAGCAGGCCGCGCTCGAGGCTGCGGGGAATGCGTTGCCGATGTTGCTCTCTCAGCAAGGGCAGGCAGCTCAAATGCCGCCGCCTCCACAAGCACCCAATCCCGGTCAGCCGTCAACGCCATCACAGCCGATGACTGCAGGCGGTGCACCCGGACAAATTCCGCCATTGCCGCCCGGAATGCCGGGGGGTATGGCCGGAGCAACAGGCGCAGCGGGTAAGCCGCCTCTGCCTCCATTTCAAGGTATGCCGACTGCTGGGTCGCCGGCACAGGTCACGCCTCCTCAAATTCCTGCGCCTCCGGTTGCTCCTGCGGCATCTCAACAACAGGGACCGTTGTCGCTCGAGAGCGCTATCAAGGTTTTAAAGGATCAGGGATTGTCTGGTGCGGACCTAATGGCTGGTCTGCAACAGCTGACGCCGATTCTCGATTCACAAGCAAAGCAGCAGGCGGCACAGATTCAGCAGCAGTTCCAACACCAGCTGCAGATTGCACAGCTTCAGGAGCGCTATGACTCTCTTCGGCAACGAGCTGAGGACAATGCACTGAACAGGGCAGATCGACGTCAGGCGCACGATGATTCTATGGCGCTTCGCCGACAACTTATCGATTTCCAGATGCATGGGAACCCTGAGGCAGTTCTGTCCGATGACGACGCGAAGTTCATGGCCCAACAATATCTGGCGGCCCCTGATTCGTCGATTTTTACGAACCTTGGGCGAGGCGCTCAAGGCGCGAAGAACGTCATCAAGTTGCGCCAGACCATCATGAACGAGGCAAAGTCTCAAGGAATTTCTCCGTCCGATCTGGCAGCTCGAGGGATCTCTACGTTCGGTGAGAAAGCAGCCGCTCGGACTGCTGGGACGAAAGCGGCAAACGTGGGGTTGGCCGCCGCGGAAGCTCAGAAGACATTCGGTATCGTTCGCCAGACTTCCGAGGCACTCCCACGAACCGAGTTTGTCCCCGTCAACCGTGCCCTTCAGGCGGCACAGACGAATACGGGCGATCCTCGTGTAATCGCGTTCGGAGCTGCTCTCAATACCGCTATCAACGCCTATGCTCGAGCGATCAGCCCGAGTGGGACGCCGACCGTTTCGGATAAAGAGCATGCGCGTGCATTGTTGTCGACTGCCAACACTCAGGATCAGGTCAATGCTGTTCTTGACGTGATGGAGCAGGAAATGGCTGCCGCCCAACAGGCGCCTCGAGAAGTACAGGGGCAACAACGGGAACGTATCGCAGGACAGTCAGAAGGGCGCTCTGGTGGGACTCCTAGCCTCTCGGATATCGAGGCCGAGCTTCGTCGACGAGGGGTGAAATAATGGCCGACTTGTCCAGCATGTCGACAGAGGACCTCATTGCGCTCCGCAATCAGATGCGCAGTTCTCCGGTCGAGAAGATCCGTCAGATCGAGTCCAGCGGCGCGCCGGATAGTGCCTCTATCGTCAATCCGGCGTCGGGGGCTCGAGGCAGCATGCAAGTGATGCCGATGACTGCCACGAATCCCGGTTTCGGCGTTCGTCCGTCCAATGGAACCCCAGAAGACGACGCTCGTACGGGGCGCGATTACTATGCAGCCCTTCAACGCAAGTATGGAAACGATGAGCTGGCTGCGATCGCATACAACTGGGGGCCGGGAAACGCAGATTCGTGGATCAAGGGCGGAGCGGATATCAAAAAGCTCCCTACGGAAACGCTGAAGTATCTCGCGAAGTTCAAATCGATGGACTCTCGTGATAACGCTCTGGCGAAGCTTCCTCCAGTGCGTCCTACGTCAAATCCGACGTCTTCGCATGCGGACACCATTGCGGAGCGGCTGCTCGGACTCGGCAAGAGCGCAGTTGGCTTGGGCGAGGCGGGGCTGTCGGCAGTCACCGGAGCTCTGGCTGCGCCTATTGGCGCCGCGTATGGCATCGGAAAGACGCTTACGAGCGGGAAGTACGGCACACGACAGGGTATCGAGGCAGGTGATCGAGCCGGAGCCGATCTCGCCAGCAAACTTACATATCAGCCCCGCACAGAAGCCGGACGGAATGATATCGAAGCGCTCGGAAACTCAGGCCTCATGCATATGCTGCAAGGGATGCCAATCGAATCCCCGATGATTTCTCGGATCCCCGAAGTACCTCGAGGGGTATTGGCTACCGGAGAAGGTGCCGCAGGTTTGAAATCCGCTGCGACGTCAGCTGCTGGTCGAGCTATAGAACGACCTGCTGCTGCTGTGGGGAACGCGGTTGTAAGAAAAGCTGCTAATTCACTACCGGATCTGGATCCGCAGACTCTTCAGTTGGCTCGGCAAGCGCATAGCATGGGGTTTAGGCTGACTCCTGACATGGTGTATGGCAACAAGTACGGGAAATATGCTGGAGAGATAGCACAAGACAACCCATTTGTGGGAAAGACCGTACGAGAACATAACCAACAGGTATTCAATTCACATCTCGTTAACGCCATTGGCGGAGAGGGAGATAAGTTAACCCGAAAAGCATTTGCCGACGCTATGGACAGAGCGGGGAACGCGATTGGTGTTATCGCTGAAAGGTATCCATTACCTATCGATCAGTCTTTCATCGCGAAGCTTAGGGAGAACGGATCGAATCAGTTGCCGGCAGTGCGAGCTGTCGTCAATAGGTACGCAAAACAGATCGACGAAGCTGCCGGAAAGCCAGTGACTCTTGTAGGAGGTGGTCGTACTGCAACGCCTCGAGAAATTCCGGGTACGGTATTCCGACGTATTAACACGGCACTCTCTAAGCAGATTCGTGAGACAAACGACGGTGATTTGCGCAGCGCACTACGCGGTTTGCAGGACGATCTTCTTGAGGAACGGGCTAAATACATGA